CATCTACAGAACTTACAAAAACATCATCCATAGACTCTTTTATAGCCTCTATCATAGCCTCTTTAGTTAGTTCATTAGGCTCACATTCAGAATGATCATGGTCATATTCATTAAGAATCCTATCATTGTCTCTTGCAATATAGCCAACATATTCTGCATAGGTTTCAAACTTTTTATCGTTTTCTTCTCTACCCTCACGAATGATCTGGGCTATGTCTTCAGGGTCTAAGTTGGGTTTATGCCACTTTGTCATATGAATACCTATCCTGTTATGAACTTAAAAAAGCCATTTACAAACTCTTTTATTTTTTGGGTTATCTCTACAAAAGTAGATGCTACCTCTGAATTAGTTTCTGATTGAAAGGCAGTATTTGAATCATTGTCAATGTTAGATTTAAAAGACTCTACAGATTCATAACTCAGTCTTAGATCATTTGAATATTCTACCTGTAAGTTAGGGTTGGAATAAATAGAATCCTGAACAGCCTTTATCTTTCCAGATTGTGAATTTATAATTGGTGATTCATATTCTGTCTCTACTTTTACAAATCCAGTATTAAGATCATTGCCATCGCTAGCAGTTTTTTCAGCCTTTAATTTTGACTTTTGTTTAATCTTGCTACCATCTAAATTATTTGTTTCACTAGTTATACTATAAGTTTTATCGGACTCATCCCACTTTACACTACCATTGTTAGAATAGGTAGTATTTCCACTATCATCACTGTGAAATGTTGTACCGTGCCAACCTGCAACGTTACCATCACTAGTGGCATTGGTCTGGTGTCTTAAGATACAGCCAGCCTTACATCCCATAAACTCATACGGCATTACTCCGTTTAACGTGCCACCTTCTCCACAAAAAGCATTATCACACACAATTACACCATGAACATTTCCAGTATCTGGATCTATTACAGCCCATCCACCAATTACTGGTGCTGGTGTTTCAATGGCTGGTGCTGGTGTTTCAATGGCTGGTGCTGGTGCTTCAGCAATTGGTTCTGGTGCAACTTCTTCTGCATAAGCGGGGGTTCCAATAAATAATAATAAACTAAATAATATTTTTACCATAAATCTTTTGCTGCCTTCCAATACCTATACTCTTTGTACACAATATAGGCGGTATTTAATGTTGTCAACAATGCTATGTAATATATCATTTCATATCCTTTTCTAAATTTGATAATCTTTTTTTTATGTCTTTAAGCATAAACTTTACCAGTACCCAATCCAAAGCCAGTCCTAAGCCTAAGCCAAATAAAAACCAAATTAGATTTCTCATTCCATATCCATTTCTTTTTGGCAATAATCACAAGGATCAACACCTGCAAGACAAAGGGTATTCTCATCAATAATCTTCTGTGCCATCATAATTTCACGGCGATGAGAAGACTCTCTAATAATCCTATCAAACTTAGCATCCTGTGCATCTCTATCTTGTCTTATCATGTCAGAAATACTATCACTATCATCAAGAAACAAAGGATTAAAATCCTCATCATAGAGCCTAGACATAACTACCACCTTTTCTTATCTATGTGTTTTCCCTTACTTCTGTATTCAAGTATAGTATAAAGGCAAGCAAAAGTCAACAGGCTAAAAGATAGAACTATTAGCCCCTTCTCTAACAATGTTAGATCGGGGGGCATATAACTACTTATATCGCCGAACTTCACTGCAGCCCTAGTTCTTTAATAAATTTATATTTAGGCATAGCCCCGTAAACAAATGAAACTATTTCATTGTCTTCTTCTTTTATTAGAATATATGTAGGAACAGTAGTAACATTATATTCTTGTACCCTCGCCGAATCTTCATCGACATTTATTTTAACTAACTTTATATTAGGATATTCTTTGTCAATTTGATCTAAGACTGGGTTCATTAGTTTACATGGGTGGCACCAATCTGCCCAAAAATCAAGCAATATATATTTGTTCATATCATCCCCTTTATAATTTATTAAGCCTAGTAGTATTTTTTTCTTGTCCAAAATCTTTTTTTATATGTTCCTATAAAGTCTTGCTTAACCAACTCTTTGGTGTTTTCATTACAATAAGAATTATCTATTTTTGAATGCCAATTTTCTCTTTTTATTGGCAGCACCTGAACTATTGGAGTTCCAGCCTCAATTTTTCCTTCAAAACCTTCTCTAATAAAAAATGGAAAAATTATTGGATTTGGGTGCTTATCAGTATCAACAATTCCAGTTATTGTATGAAAAGGAAGATCTGTTCTATTTACAGGATGAGTTGCTAATAAACTATAATTTTTTGGTGTTTGTATTTTCCAATTATTAATCCATCTAAACCCTAAACTGCTATAACCGTAAGGTGTATAAAAATGTTTCATAACTAATGGATCTATTTGATCTACAAGGTTAGTATCAACATTCCACTTAAGCCTTGGATATTTTATACCCTCTAAAATTTCTTGAATTACGTATATAGTACTAGACAACATCAGTGTATATCCAGAAGTCATTGCGTCTGTAAATGGAGAACAAGTTTTATAGGTAGCAACTAGATCATCTTTTGCAAAATCTAACTCTTTATTTGAATTTTTATTTTTGCTAGTATACTTTGGAGTTTTCCTGTACCAATCGGAAATAACTCTTTTTGAAGGAATTGGTGCTAACTCTAGTAACTTTGTTTTTTCATTTAAAGGTGTAAATTTAATTCTTTTCATAAAATCCTATTCTTCAAATAATTTTACTTGATATTTACTATCTTTTTCTATATTATCTTCCCAAATTCTAAATACCATCATACATGGGTCTTCACCGTTTTCCCATGCCACTTCTTCTTCATCTGTCATATACCCAGAGTCATGTGTATCGCAAAATGGATTTGATATCCATCCATTAGCAATTCCAAGATCACGCCAATCAAAATAATCCATCTTTGCTATTAATTCTGACTCGACTGCCATTTTGTTTTGTTCCCAGTTTGACCAGTCTGGAGAGGTATAATCCTTTTCCATTAACTTACTACACTCCAGTTATCTCTATCTATAACCTTAAAACCACTGCTTCTTTCTAATACCATACTTTGGTAGTTGTGTAATCCAAAAGTATCTTCTAGATTCTTAAGTACTTTTTCTACTGGCAGTGTTGAACAGGTATAAAGATCAAATTGTAAAAATGCTGGATCTTCTTCGTCCCAAACATGCATTGCAATATGAGAAGTTTCAATCATAACAATTGCAGTTAAACCACGATTACCTTCTTTTGTTACATAAGATGCAAATGGTCCTTGAATTACTTTCATATCAATATCTTGAACTAACTGAGCCATCCAAGCAATAGTTTGTTTTTCTTCTGTTGGAGGCAGTAGTGCGTAACCGTTTACTAATAGGTGATTGTGTAATGCCATATAATTCCAATCTATGAGGTATCTATAATATCAAAAAGTGGGGCTGTTGTCAACCCCACTCCTTGTCTTTTCCCTACTAAAGGAAAGTCTGTAGTACTATTTTACTACAATTTCTTTAGGTTGTAAATGCTTTGGTAGATATTTTTTTAGACGTACTTTGAGTAGTCCATTTTCTACCTCGGCTGATTCAACTTCAACGTGTTCTCCTAGAGCAAATGTAGATGAAAATGATCGAGTAGCAATTCCTTTATGTAAGAATTCTGCACTGTCATCTCTTTCCCCAATTGTTCCAGAAACACGAAGTTTGCCCATATCCATCATAACCTTTACATCTTTTTTATCAAAACCAGCAACAGCGAATTCTAGTTCAAATTCGTTATCGTCAACTTTTTTGATATTGTAAGGTGGATAATTTGAGATATGCTTGTTGAGGTCATTTTTTAATCCCATCAACTGATTAAATGCATCATCAAAACCTAAGAAAAAAGGTTCTAGTTGCATTTGTCGCATTAGTGAACTTACCATGTTTTCCTCCTTTTCAGCGAGTTATTTGATACCCCCCATTTGGCAGGGTAACCATAATATTATATCAGATATGTTCTTTGTTGGCAATAACAGCAGTCATTGAAGATGGGGCAGATCTATCACCTTTATAGTAGACCTCTAACACTTCTGCATTTGTAGTTATGTATTCTTTTTCTTCTTCTGTTGCATACTTTGAGGTCCAGCCATGTGTCTTTATCTTATCTATCATATTAATTGTTGGAGTGTCTTCTCCAATTGTGAATTCTTTTCCACACCATGGTGCGTGTAAGTCTTCTATTATATACATCTTAGTATGTTTAAAAAGTAAAGAAAAAGATGTTTCCATCATTTCTGTTGTATGACCACCATCATCTAATATTACATCGTATATACCAGTTATATTTTTTATCATTTGATTTCTATTTGTTTGATCAACTATTCTTAAATCACAATTATCTATAGGTTTAAATTCTTTTATGTCCCAACCTTCAACTATTGTATTATCACTAAACCACTCTCTCCATGTTTTGATTGAATAGCCAGCCTGTATTCCTATTTCTAAAAATCTTTTAACACTTTCTTTATCTATATATTTTTCATAAAAATCTAAATACCCATGATATGTTGCTTTATCTGTAGAGTATTTTAATCCTATATCTTGTAATTTCATTATATTAATCTATCTTTAATTTGTCTAGACTCTACTGGTATTAACTGCCCTTTATGTTGAGCATGAATATCTTTTCTTACCCAAGTCATACCGAATGGCTCAGATAAATTATTCTGTGCATCTCTTTGCGGTAGTCTTTCTGCTAAAGATTGAAAAGTTGGATCATCACTCAGATTAAGATAAGCATTGTGATACCAAGGTAAATCATAAAATGCTGGAGAGTTTACCAAAAGCATTCCAGCAGTCGTCCAATGCTCTTGAATAGGTGGATCTTGACTTACAACCTTACCAGATAAACCATAATCAGGAACATTAACTCCAACCAATGGCCTATCTACCTCTAACAACTTTTCTACAATGTCAGAGTTTAAAGTTGTATCAGAGTCTACATAAAGCACTGCTTGATAATTTATTACACCTTGATTTAATTCTGTACAATCTTCTCCCCAGTGGTGTCCAGAAGTTATTCTTGCCCTCTGAGCAAACTCTCTAATAAGATTACGACCAGTTTCAATTCTTATCCATCTATTATGAGAAGTTACTTTTGGCTGCATATCATTTATTGTATATGTCCAATAATCTCCATTAACTTCTTTTAATGCTTCTATGACAGAACTAAAAGGTTCTAATCCTCTTTCATCTAATTCAAATGCTGCAAACCATTTAGCATTAGGAAATTTATTAATTATATTAATCCTATCTTGTATCCAAGTCATATGCTCAGATCTATCACACTTCCAAGCAACCAATGGTGTACCTATAACAAAATGTTTATTATAATCAACTGGCTTTAACATCATTATCTCTTATTTCTTCTATATAATCAGAACATATTCCAAAGTATCCTAAGTCTTTAATATACTTTGTACCCTGATTTTTTTCTGGCATTACTAAAATTGAACAATCAGATACCTTCGGAGTTCCAGGGTATCCCCAAACAAATCCTTTACTTGTTATTGTATAGTCATCTATGTTATGAAAGAAACAATGCAAGTCATTATCTACACATGTTTCTAAAGATTTATAATCTTTACAGTGAATCCATAAATTATCTTTTCTATCTTTTAACCATTGTAAATCTACAAAATGATCTGGGTCATCATGTCCTAGGTATAATTGTCCTAGGTTAGTTCTTAAATCTATTTCTACCTCGTATCCAGCAAGAATAGCAGCATCAATATAAAATGGATTATTTTCGTCTCTTGATACTGGGCCAGTTAAATTTCCTCTATGTGATATGTATCTCATTTTTCTACTTGTACCCAAATCCATTGACGATGATTATCTCCAGGACCTGTCGGTCTTAAGTCTGACTTATAATTTTTAAAGCCTATTTTATTTAGCAAATCATCTTTTAGTTCTTCTTCGTTAGTGATACTAACATCGGCATGACCATTTGTGCTTGCTGCTTCATAAACGTTATCATAATAATTTGCGGTAGGAATATTTTCTTTTCCACCGTATCCCATTTGAAAGCAAAGTCTTCCGCCTTTCTTTAATACTCTATATGCTTCTTTTAATATATTAAATCTAATCTCATGTACACATATATGTTGAAAACAAATTACTGCAAACATAACATCGTATACGTTGTCTTCTATCATAGATAGGTTGTCTCCAGATGTATGATATAGATTAGGGATAGGAATGTTACTATATTCTAAATTTACCCTTGCTTTTTCAAGATTAATATTAGATATGTCTACTCCGTCAATTCTTTCAAATTTATCATTAAACTTTACTAAATTCCTACCTGGACCACATCCGTAATCTAATGCTATCATTCCTGTTGTGTCAAAGTCTTTAAATAAATATGTATCATAGTCTGGCCAATTGTTGTGTGCATCATATGATCCTACAACTGGATCTTTAAATTGTAAACTCCAAACTGCTGCATACTGATCGTAATATTTATTTTGCATATTAAGATAGTCTTGTTTATTTCTATTCATTAGTTATTCTCCAAGTAGTAGTTTAAATCTTCTGGTGTTCCTATACCCCACATTTTTTCTATCTCTTTTACTCTTACCCTCTTACCGTCTGCTATTGCCTGATTAAATACTGGACAAACGTAAAACTCATTGTTTGTTCTAATATTTTTTTCTATCATATCTTCAGCATACTTTACATAATCTGATCCACGCTTCCAATAATAAATACCTACTGTTGCGTTATCTGAGATAGGATTTTTTTCTGCTACTTCTGATACAAAGCCATCGTCACCAATTTTAGCGTAAGACCACTTAGGATGAGTTGCTTTAAAAGTTAATATGCCACCATCAATTTCATCTGCACCAAATGCATAAAGACATTCGTTACTACTCCACTCAACTATTTGATCTGAGTTAGCAATTAACAATGGCTCTTCATTATCAATGTATTGTTTTGCCAATAAGGTTGTTACTGCTGCACCCTCAGTTATTCCATTAATCGTTACGATATCGCATCCTGGTTTTATTAAGCCTAATACTTGTTTTAAGTTATACTTTTCATAGTGTTCTTCTTGTACTATAAATACATAATGAGCATCTATATTTAAATTATCTACAACCATCTGAATCATAGGCTTACCTTTTACTTCAATTAATGGTTTAGGAAAAGTGTACCCTGCCTGTGCAAATCTTGATCCAGCACCAGCCATCGGTATAAGAACATTCATCTTTTCATTCTTCCAAGGCACCTGGCTTCTTCCTTTCATTTCGAATCTATCTATCATATCAAAGAACTTATCCTTATCTAAATCATCTGCATCTTTAATTCCGTATAGATGCCCTCCAGAGGCTATAGCACCCTGTCTACCAATATGGGAGTCCTCTACAATAATTGTATTTTCAGGCAAAGTGTTTAATGCCGTCATACATTTCCAATACATTTCAGGGTACGGTTTATGATGTTTTACATCTTCGTTACTTACAATGTATTGTACATATCCTAGTATGCCTATTGCATCTAATGCTGTTATAACAGTTTCTCTAATTGCATTACTTGCTACCGCAATTTTCCAATTATCTTCTTTTAATCTTTTAACTATTGATAAGGCTGTTTTGTTTACTGGTAATTTTTGTAAAATATCTATTGTTTGTTTTTGTTTTTCTTGCCATACCTGATCATGATATTCTGTTGGCAAACCTTTTAACTCTGTTAACATTTTTAATTTCATTGTAGTACCAAGTCCATCATATTTTGATAAATGTTCTTCTCTAGTTATAACAAATTTAGGATTAATCTTTACTAATGCACTATTTAAAGCATCATAATGAATGTCTCTTGAGTCTATCAATACCCCATCAAGATCAAATATAACTAATTTATTATTTAACATGTGCTGGCTTCGGTCCTGCATGTCTATGCCATTTGTTATGTCTGATTATGGCAGTGCCATTGCATTTCATTACATATTTATTACGAACCCTCATAGACCATTCAACATCTTCTTCTTGATTCCAAAGTAGTTCTTCATTAAGTGGCTCTTCTAACATTACATGTTTTTTAACTATAAAGAATC